GTAAACCATCAGCTCTTTTCCGCTGTCCCGGATGTAAACCGTCTCCTCATAATGGCGTTCCAGCTCCGGCGCTGAATACTGTTCACCATACCAGCGAATACGCAGGTCAGAACCTACGCAGCGCGGTTCAAAGTACATTTCTTCTCTTTGTACCATCTCATCCACCCGCCTTTCTGACCTCGGTATATCGCTTCACAGAACCGTCCAGCATCCGTTTCGTCACAATTCTGGCTCTCCTGCACTGAAGCAACCGGAAGCAAACTCGCACTTCGTTCCACTCTCTTTCCAGTTCTTCCGGCATTGGAGTGGCTTTTTTCTCCATGGCTTTCATAGTCGCTCCTTCCTGAAAGTTCTTGTCTTCCCTGTTCTTTTAAGGAGCGCGGCCCGGCTGACTACCACCAGCTCCACCGGCGTATCCTTCACGATCAGCCAGTTCTCCGGTACCAGCCCTTTTCCCTGCAGGAACTTCTTTTGGGCCAGTGTCGGCTTCTTTCCGTTCTTCACGCTGCACTTACCTCCTTATTCAGTTTTACCTCACTCTGCCTTTATCCGGGCTTGTGACCGGCATCCTTCCGGATGGCTGCATTAAGGTGGGGCTTTACAGCCCCGGATTTTCCCTGTACCGGATGAGCATACGCTCGGTGGTTACAGTGATCGGCGGGAGTGAACTCTCCCTTCCATCACGATATCCTTTCATCCATGCCCGGTCATGTTCGATCTTCACCCGCATCTGAATGCCGATCATCCAGCCGCTAACTCCCGCCAGAGCCATCAGGAATACCACAACCAGGCTTCCGGCCACTCCGACCTTGCCCGCTGCGATCAGCGCCGCCATTCCCCCGGCGGCCACCGTTCCAAGCGCGATCCCTGTCACCATCATTTTTGCTTTTCCTGTCATGTACTTCATTGCATTTACCTCCGTTTGATTGATTTTATAAATAGATTCCCAGCGGGCCTGTTACCTTCTGCAGACCTTCCAGGGAAACATCCTGGTTATTGGCGGCTGCTGTGAATACGTTTACCATGCCGCGCACTCCCCACTTGCTGTGGCCGACATTGTAGAGGTATGTCAGCTCCGGTGTCATTCCTTTCTCCACCAGGGAAGGGAATAACTTCTCAACATCTTCTTTGGTTACATTCGTAGCCCGGTACCGCCCGTGGAGCTTCGTCCGGTTAAACTGCTGTGAGAAGATCGCTTCCTGTCTTCCAAGCATCTTGTTGTAGACCTCATCGTTTCCGATCAGTGCGATTCCGATGCCAGGCTTCCCGGTGATCGGGTCTTCATCCACCCAGCCTCTGATTTCTTCCAGGGCCATGAACTTCAGGTTCTGGGCTTCATCAATAATCAGGACATTATCAGAACTTCTCAGCCGTTCACGGATTGAAATGGAAAGGTCTTCTGTTCTCTGGTTTTCCGAAATCTTCAACGCCCTTGCAATCATCCTTAAAAGGCTTCTTACAGAGCTGGTACTCGGTGTGGTGCTGATATAGATCGCCGTTGCCGGATTGTCCCGCAGGAACTTGGTAGCCGCTTTGGTCTTCCCGATTCCGGCATCTCCGTCAATAACTACGATCCCCTTTTCAAGCTGGCAGTAACGGATCATCTTGTAAATGCTCTCTGAAATAGAGGTTGCCACATATCCCCGTACCGCATTGAAAGACTCGGTCTTCTTGGCGTTTTCAGCCTGCTCCTCCTTGATCTGGAAGAACTCACGGATCTTACGCTCTACATCACCTACATCACCCTTGTCATAAACGCTGCGGCGGTACTGGCTTAATACTGCTCCGCTCAGGTTCATCATCGGGGCCAGCTTTGCCTGGCTGATTCCCGTTTCCTTCATGTACGTTTCAACTTTCGCCTGAAGTTCTGTATTATACTGTTTTCCCATCATTTACCTCCCTGCCTTTTGGCTGCATTTTCAATCATTGTGTCAAGATCGACTCCGCCGACCACTTTCTGATATACCGGTGTTTCATCTGCCCGCTGAACCTCCAGTACCTTCGGGTCTGCTTTGCCTGTGTAGCTTTCTTTGTTGCGTTGTGCCTGGCGAAGTACCAGATCCAGCGCGGTAACCCGGTCGGCTTCTGCGATGACCACGTTCTTTTTATATTCATTCGCGATCTTCTCCAGCTTCCTGGTCACTGCCATTCCGGCCTTCACATCATCCTTGGTTGCGCCATATGTAAGAACCGCCGTATTATCTACCGGAACCGTCATCAGATATTTGTCTTCCAGGTTGTAGATCCGGACTTCCTTCAGGTCATTCGGATTGTACCGGAAGTATACCTTCTCACCGAAATGTCTCATCAACAGTTCATCGTTCCAATATTCCAGGCGGCCTCCATTGATATCCAGATGCACTCCCCGGCGGCCCACGGCCTGTGGACGGCTGCTTCTCATGAGCATCAGGTTCAATTCTTCTGCGGCTGCCACCCGGCGCTTAATCAGATGCTCATTAAACACATCCATTTTGAGCTTTCCTTTGTCTTCTGCCACCGGGCCATCGTATTCCATCATGTTGAAGTAATACTTCAGAATTGCATCCACATACTCCTGGAACTCATCGTCTGTGTAAATGGCATCTTTCTTCAGGACATATTTCAAACGCTCTGGCTTTTCCACCACGCTGCCGCCCGTGTAAGTATTGAACAGTCTGGAAAGGCCGTTCTTCACATCATTGAACCGGCGCTCAATGATCTTCGCCTTCGCATTTCGGACGATAGCATTTGTCATATTGATTCCCAGGCGTTTGAATACGCCCGGCGGTTCAAAGGTTTCCTCGCCATTCTTTGGCTTCTTCTTCCGGTGGCCAAGGCCGCCAATATCGAAGGTCAGGAACTCTCGACCGTTATCCACGTAGATGTTATCCGGGATGCCATATTCCAGGATTCCCTTCCGGAGCGCGATCAGCGTTGCCTCTGAACCTGGGTTATATGTAATGTAGTACCCTGTAAAGATTCCGCTTCTTGCATCCAGGAAGGCTGTCAGATATGGCCTGTGCAGCTTGCCTGACTTATCCCTCACCATTACATCGAAGGTATGGTTATCAGCGATCCACCACTCATTGCTCTGCATCTCATCATAAATACGTTTGATGTATGGAGCGCAGCGGTCATTGAATGCCTTGTGACCTTCACGGCCCAGAACCTTTACTCCCTCCGGAACACTTTTCAGTCTCCGGTAAAAAGAAGGATAGGCCGGGATCTGCGTATACAGATCCGGACGCTTTTCCTGCGCCCACATCTTTGTGTACTCCAGGCACTTGGTTACCGGATGCTGGGCTTCGTCCAGATAGTAATACAGGAAAGCCTGCCATATCGTTTCATCTATGGAGCTTGTCCCTTTCTTCCATTTGTTCCGCTTATCAACCAGCGCCTTCATATCATCAGCCTTCACGGCATTCCATTTTCTGTAAAGCGTATCTACTGATATGCTCCGCTCTGGATATTCCAGGCTGCAGAGCGTTACGAACTTTTTATCTACTTCAGCCAGGGAAGTAACTCCTGGCATCTTTCTATATGACTGCCAGCGCTTGGTGAGGTCGATCCAGAAATCAATTTCCTTTCGTTCATCCTCGGTAAACTCATCAATCGCAACTTTCTCTACTTCTGGCTCTGGCCGTTCTACCTCTTCCGGAGGGTTTTCTGCAATCAGTTGATAATACTTGTGCTGCAGTTCCTCATCCAACGCATCCAGCGGTACCAGGTAAGTTTTCCGGTTTTTGCTATTAACAGTCTCTACCGCCTTTAATTTCCCATCTTGTATAATTTTCTTAATATAACGTGGACTACAGCCTTTTACCTCTGCAACCTGTTTCGCTGTCAGCATCTGCGCCATACATTTCCACCACCTTTTCAGCCTGTCCTCATCAGATGCAGGAGGCTATCCCTGCATGACCGGCCTCTGCCGGTTTCGACTCTTTTAAACGGTGTTTAAAAAGTCTTTAAAATCATCCATGTTTCCGCCCAGTTCCTGGATCAGCGGAATGATAAACTTCTTTCCTGATGGCTTCCCTGTGATAGCCTCGCTGATCCTGGCCTGGTGTGTTCCCATTCCTGCGGCCAGTTCTCTCTGGCTGATGCCTCTTTCCAGCATCCTGGTTTTTGTCCATAAGGCAAACTCAGCGAAATTTCGCACTTTTCTGTTCTTCATTCTGCCTGCCCTCCTAACGTATTCCGTTATAAAATTCTGTATCAGCGATACAAAATAACCTATTCCGTTATCGGATTCTGTGCTATAATCGGTCTTGTATGATTGATACATTATTATAATAATCCTCATTTGAGGATTTGTCAATTAAAATTGAGGATTTTATATATTCATGTGAGGATTATTGGAGGGGCTATGACTATAAATGAGCGCTTTTTTAAATTATTAGATGAGAAAAAGGTTTCCCAGAAAGATTTTTGCGAAGCAACGGGCATTCCGAAGCAAACCGTCAGCGGTTGGAAAAATAGAAAAACTGATCCGCCAGCATCGCTGATTCCTACTATCGCAGCATACTTTGGGATCACATCTGACTTTTTGCTTACCGGGAAAGATGAATGCAATCAGGCAGATCTTGAACTTAATGACACATCTACTCAGCAACTCCTGAAATACTTTTCTTCACTTTCTGAAGTGGAAAAAAATATTGTTCTGGGAAAAGCTGCTGAATTTTATCTGAAATCTTTGTCCGAGGATTGATAGTCCTCATTTGAGTATCATTGACCATTTTTTCATATTATGATATATTCTTAGTGCATTTACCACCTTGCTGGACTGCCTACCAGCAATAAAAAAAGGGCCGCGTCAATTAACTGACCGGCTCTTTTTTGGTTCCCATTAACTGGTTCCCATTAAGTTCTCATTTTTCACTTTTATAATTGCTTTTAAATTTTATTGTTTTAAACGGTCTTTTAAAACCTTTCAAATGCCGAAAACCCTTGAATTATCAATACTTTCTCCCGTTTCCGCATTTTAATTTTAAAAATTTTAAAAGGCTTTAAACCCCCGCTTTTTATTGAGCTTTTTTCCCTCCATTTTCAGGCATTTCTATGATTTTTCGTTTTTCAATGTGAATTCTGGTTCCCATTAAAATTTTAAGGGGTAAAAAGGATCTATAAGCCTAAAAAAGCCCCTATTCACGGGATTTCTCACCGTGTAAGGGACTTTAAGGGTTTATAAGGGTTCGTTGGTTCCCATTATTGCAGGTTATTCGATAACTTACATCCGGAGTAAGATTGTTGAACATATATTTAAGCTGTTCGTTGAGCTGATAGAGATATCCTGTCAGTTCTTTCGTATCCATACTATTAAAGCCATCGATCGCTTTGAACTGTGCCATCAGATCTCACTCCCTTCGTTGATGTACTTTCCGACGGCAATCAATCGGGCTTTTCCCTTGCCTTCTAACCTCCACCGATAATAGAAGCAGCGCATCGGCTTAATCGGAATCGAATACGTCCGTTTTTTTTCTGCGAAGATGGTGATCATCCGGCGAAAGGCCGCATCTGAATCGTGTTTCAGAAACACATCCACTTGGCTTCCGCGTTCCAGCTCTATCATGAACTGAATCTTTCCAATGTACTTTCGATTCAGGCTCCCTTCTTCTAGGTCTCCCGTTTCAAGATACCATTCGACCAGTTCATCCCCTCCGGTAATGGTACGGACGTTTTTATCCTGATCGACATAATAGAGCTGTCCTCCTCCGGGTGCGGTAAGAAGCATCCGCGTATCATCTTCTTTATGCCAGAGTCGTTTTGCTGTGTCATAGACCAGCAGTCGTTTTCCTTTTCCCGTCTCCGCCGACAGATAGTACTTTCCTTGGTATTTCCCTGCGATTCCATCCGACAGCACGAGTTTTTCCAGAACATCCGACAGCGCAAACGGAACGCCTCCGGTATAGCCGTATACACCCGTACCAGAAAGATATATCAGCGTAGTTCCAACGACCTGAACACTAGCACTGCACCCACTCTTTACGCCCGGTGCTTCCTGCGTTTGAATCTGGATATTTGACGGTTTGTTTCCATAGACCTTATGAATTGTATGCTCCTTAAAGAAAAGCGCATATCCGGAATATGTAGCTGCTGCCGTGAAATCTCCATCCGATCCAATCGTTGCCGCATAGGAGTCTGTCGAAATACCTTCAAAAACGTTCCAGTTCAGAGGATCGCCCAGCTTGCTCGCATATACTTCATGGTTTTTGCTGCTGCATCCCCACAAACGATTTTCACATTCCGTTAAAAAGTCCATATCCGGCACTTTCCGCTTTACCTTCAACCCACTCGCCTGTGTAAAGCTGTTTTCCAATACACCGATGATTGTAATGCTGTCATCCGTTTTTGCCTGGATAGTGGCTGTTTTGTTGTAATCTGCATTCGTGCACCCAGATATTTCCACGCCGTCATACTGATTGAATTGTTTTCCGATTCCGGTGCAGGAAATTTTTGTATAGGTTGAGCCGGTGTATGACGGCGCAAACGTCGCCGCCGAAGCCTGGATAAAAGATTTCTCCATTGAACCAAATTCCCCGGAATCCGTATTTAAGTAAACCTTATCCGGGAAAATGATGATATAGGCTCCCATTCCGACCATGACTTTTTTGCCATCTGTCAATGTTCCTTTTTCCTGTTCCTTATAGTACAATTTTTCTCCATCCACATACGCCAGTCCATTTTTCCAATAAAGTCCGTTCGGAGTCTCCAATGTCTTTATTGACTCTCCACGCGCCTGACGCGGCCCTGCTGCTGGATAGTAATCAGAGGACATATTTTTCATATCTGCGAAATATCCATCCTGGACACTCGATCTGGTATCTAAGCCACCGAACACTCCTTCCTGTTTCTTGGTTCTGGTAATCGGATTTACGATTGGCAGACGCATCTTACCACCCCCTAAATTGTGCTTTTTCCTTCGGCATATGATTTCTACGGTAATAGGATGCAAACGCCTGGAAAGACGCCTCATATGCTGCCACGCTGTTGTTATAGCGCTCTGTTTCCTCGTTCTTATAGTCAATCTTGGCGGCAAGATAATTTACATAGATATCTCCAAAGCGTTCCGGCACCATAAGGGTCTTTTCAGAGTCCCGGTCATAATCGTACCCGTCAAATTCTATGTCATTGCCCTCCGCCGCATTTAGGATGTCGTCTACAACCATTCCTTCTACTTCTGACAGCCACGCCGTTTTTACCCTGGCATCATACTGATTCAGTTTTTCATCATCTACTCTCGCCAGCACTTCCGCTATTTTCATTGCATCGCCTCCTTGAGTTTTATTGTGCCAGATTCCTATGTGTTTTTCTCCCACGCAAAAATGCCCCACCAGGCATGTGGCAGGGCATCTCGTTAATATCTCTTGAAATATGCAGTTTTTCACGTGGACTCGACTGGAAAAATTCTTTCTTCGTCTCTGCTTCGTTTTGTCACAGGATATGTCCATCTTCCGCGATTCTATCCGCCGTCAGCATCCAGCCGTCCGAATCGAACGCATACAACTGTCCATCAATCCGGCAGACTGTATCATGCAGATATTTGTAACCTTTCAGGACATACCACCAACGTCCATCCTGCCAAATCCAGCCTCCGACATACTCCCCGGAGATCCATCCGTGTGAGGTCTCGATCCAAGGTTTTCCATCTACAAAACACTTCCGGAGCGGCTGCACGTGTTCTCCGTTATTATAACGTCTTCCGGAATCTGCCCCACCCGGGGTTGTTCGGATAATCAATGTCGGCGATGCCAGAATGCACAAACCGCGCACGCCGCTCTTTACCTCTTTCAGATCGGTGATCGATACCTGCGGGGCGCTCGGCTGTGAAGCTGCAGCTCCATCCTCCGCCGCCCAAGTCTTTTTGAAATTCTCAAATGTCCCATATTTCTGCTTCAAAATTCCCGTGCCGCTGCCCCAGTCCGGCAGATAAAGATGCGGTTTGTCTTCCAGGCTCTTCCAATCTCCTCCCCAGGCAAGTCCCAGCCCCTTGGCAATCTCAGCCGCTTTTTTAAACATTCCTGTTCTGTCATTAAATGCATCATCTGACGTGCTGCCATCTCCATCAATGTCCATTATTAAATAAAAATCAAAGGCGATTCCCCACTGATGCTGTGAACTGTAGCTGCTGCCCGGTGCATTGGTTACCTTTTTTCCCGGTTTTGTACGTCCCTGAGCATAGAGGGCATCCTGCTCTGCTACTGTCCGGAATGTTTCCCCAATCGTCACTGCAATCCCTTGTGTCACACAGGCTTTCATCCACGCACCCGCAAGACGCTGGAGACGCGGATGGCACAATGTAATATCTCTCATATTTGTCCTTTCTACGAACACAGGGCGGAAAAAATCCGCCCTAAATCATTATTTGCACTCATCTGCCGGTCCCGGCTTTTTTGTTTCTGCTCCCGGTCCTACCGGCGTGTTCCCTTTTCCTTCTTTTGCCGGACCCGTGCAGCCAACATCACAGGTGCACTCCGGATCAACCGTCATTTCCGGATGCCCTAATTTCTGCGCTTTCTTGGCGCTATAGTTATGTACTTCGTTTGCATTCTTGTTTCCATGTACGTTGCAACTCATCTTTCTTTCCTCTC